TACACGACGCTCTTCCGATCTAATCCGTTCATGGACACCACGAAATTTATAGCGCGGGTCGCCACGATCCTCGCCGTGAATAATACGGCGTTCATCGTCCCGGTCGAGGACAGCACCGGGTGGCTTATAGGGTATTATCCCGTTCTCCCGTCGCGCTGCGAAATCGTAGACCACAACGGGACGGCATACGTCCGCTATACCTTCTCGAACGGCCAGAAAGCCGCTATTGAGTTTGAACGGGTTGGAATCCTCACGGGATTTCAGTACAAAAGCGACTTTTTCGGAGAGACAAACGCCGCGCTCCGTCCGACAATGGAGCTGATTTCGACCACGAATCAGGGCATTATAAACGGCGTGAAAAACTCCGCCTCAATCCGTTTCCTCGCCAAAATCGCCAATATGCTGAAACCGGAGGACATTAAAAAAGAGCGGGAGCGGTTCACGGAGGACAATCTTTCCGCCGACAATCAATCCGGCATGGTCATTTATGACGCGAAATTCGCGGACGTAAAACAGATAGATTCAAAGCCGTATCTCATTAACGCGGCGGTTATGCAGCGGATCGAGGAAAACGTCTACTCCTATTTCGGGACGAACGAAAAGATTCTCCGAAACACCTACGACGAGGAGGGCTGGAACGCCTACTATGAGGGGAAGATCGAACCGTTTGCGATCCAACTTTCCCTCGTGCTCTCAAACATGACGTTTTCAGACCGGGAGCTGGCGCACGGGAACGCGATCACCTTCACGGCGAACCGGCTGCAATACGCATCAAACGCGACAAAACTCTCAATCTCCACTCAGCTTTTCGACCGGGGGCTTTTGAACCGGAACGGCGTCATGGACGTCTGGAACATGGCACACGTCGAGGGCGGAGATAAATATTACATCCGAAAGGAATATACAGAGGTTTCGGAACTCGGAAAGGAGGTAAACAACAATGCCGATGGTACAGGATCGGGAATACAGGGCAATGACGACGCCGCTCATGATCCCGGCGGAGACGGTGAACAAGCGGTTTGATTCTGACTATTACGTCGAGGGGTACGCGACAACCTTTGACGATCCCTATATGCTCTTTGAGTGGGACGGGGTGAAATACTATGAGCGGATCGCCGCCGACGCTCTGACCGGGGCGGACACCTCCGACGTGATCTTTCAGTACAACCACGCCGGGAAGGTTTTCGCGCGGATTTCCAATCACACGCTGGGACTTGAAGCGGACAAAAAAGGGCTTTTCACGTTCGCCGATCTATCAAAAAGCGCAGCGGCGAAGGAACTCCACGAGGAAATCCGAAACGGGCTTGTGACGAAAATGTCTTGGGCGTTCACCGTCGCGGAGGACGCCTACAACAGAGACACGCACACGCGGACGATCACCAAAATCAAAAAAGTGTATGACGTTTCGGCGGTTTCTATCCCGGCGAACGATAATACAAGCATTTCGGCGCGTTCTTATTTCGACGGAGTGATCGAAAGAGAGAAAGCGGAGCGACTTGAACGCCGGAAACAAATCCTCAAAATTTTTTTAGAAATGGAGAACAGAAGATGAACAGACAGCACGAAATTGAAGCTCGCCTCGCGCAGATCAGGAACGATCTCGAAACGCGCGGCGAATCCATGACCGCCGAAGAGGTCGGAAACCTCGAAACCGAAGTGCGGACGCTCACCGAAGAGCTGAACGGCCTCCGCGCAGCCGCCGAACGCCGCTCCGCTCTCCTCGGTCAGATCGCGAGCGGAGAGGGAACCACCACGAGAAACTTCCCGGAGGCAGGGGCGCAGACCGCCGAACAGAATACCGATCCCACCGCGTCGCCGGAGTTTCGCACCGCATGGCTGAAACGCATCCGGGGGATCGCGCTCACCGACGCGGAACAGAGGGCGTATAGCTCCGCGCAGAACTACGGTGCGGAGGTCATTCCCCAGCAGACCGCCGATCAGATCATCACGAAGATGAAAAAGCTCGCTCCCATGCTCGGGGAAATCACGCTCCTCCATGTCAAAGGAACCGTGAAATTTGCCGTTGAAGGGACGAACAACGCGGCGGCGATCCACGCCGAAAACGCCTCTATCACTCCCGCCGCCGACACGCTGGCGGAAGTCACGCTGGCGGGCTTTGAGATCATCAAGCTCGTTCAGATCTCCGACACCGTCATGACCATGAGCATTTCCGCTTTCGAGGAGTGGATCACCGACATGCTGGCCGAATCCCTCGCCCGCAAGTGCGAAGACCTCATCATCAACGGCTCCGGCTCCAGCCAGCCGAAGGGCATCGAAAAGGCGAACACGTGGGGCGCAACCAACAGCGTCACCGTCGCCGCCGCGTCCTCTCTCACCGCCGCGAACGTGCAGGCTTTGATCGGGCTGCTCAATGCGGGCTATGACAGAAACGCGAAATTCGTCATGAACAAAAAGACGCTGTTCACGCAGTTTATGCCCCTTCAGGACGTCTCGAAATACGCCATTGTCACCGTGCAGGGCGGAAACTATTTCGTGTACGGCTATCCGGTTCTCCTCTCCGATTATGTCGCGGACAACGTGGCATATCTCGGCGACTTCCGGAAGGTGGTCGGCAACCTCGCGGAACAGATCAACGTCAAGAGCGCGTATGACATCATGACGAACTCGTACAAGTACAGCGGGATCGCCATTTTCGACTGCAAGCCCGCGCTCGGCGAGGCAATCGTGAAGCTGGCGAAAGCCTCCTAAGAGGTGAAGCATGGCGACGGTGTTTGAAAGGGTCAAAAAGGCGGTCGGAGCGACCGATCCGTACTTTGACGATCAGGTCGAGAGCGCGATCCGCTCCGCTATCGCCGACATGAAGCGGAACGCCGTCAACATACCGGACGAAAATATCACCGCATCGGAAACGCTGGGCGATCCCCTGCTCGACCGTGCAGTGATATTGTACTCCCGGAGTGAGTTTAACTACGACGGCGAGGCGGAACGGTACAGAGACGCCTATCAATATCTCCTCTGTTCGCTCTCGCTCTCGGAGGGTTATCACCACGTCGGAGGTGATACGCCTTGAACGAAATCACGCTCACGCTGGAGGGGGAGAAATCCTTTTCCATTGACAGAGAGGGAAACGAGACAGCCGGAACCGAACCGAAAACCGTGATCGGGACAAAAAAATCCGTCTATGCGAACGATTTCTTTCAAGCGGGGCAGCTCAATATAAAGCCGTTCTGCATGGTCGAAATATACGCGGCGGAGTATAACGGGGCGAAAACCGTCATACTCGGAGGGCGGAGGCTGACCGTTTACCGGACGTTTGAGAAGGGGCAGCGGCTTGAACTGTATCTCGCAGAAAGGACGGGGAACGCCGTATGAACGAATGGGAAACCGCGCTCATTGACGCGCTGAAACAGTACACGGACAGCGTAACGCAGGGCGTCTTGAAAGCGGTCGAGGAGGCGGCGAACGAAGCTGTTCCGCAACTGAAAGCCGCCTCGCCCGTCAAGAAATACGGAAAGAACGCCGGACGGTACGCGAAGAACTGGAAAGCCGAAAAGCGGACGGGGAGCACCTCGACGCGGCTTTTGTACTCCGTTCACAACCGGACGGATTATCAGCTCACGCACCTCCTCGAACACGGCCACAAAATCATAGGACGGGACGGCAAACAGCACGGTTTCGTCGCCGCCCGTCCTCATATCGCACAAGTCAACGAAGCCACACAAAAGAGCCTGCAAGAAAAGATCGAGCGCGTGATAAAAGAGGGGTGAGGTTATGATCTATCACGGACGATTCAACGCCGCGCGGTTCAACGTCACCGAACAGCCGACGGACATTATTTTCCGTGATATAGCCTCGGACAGCGCGGAGGCGGAGATCGCACCGATCACCGAACGGATCACGGAGGGCGTTCCGGCGTCGGGAGACATTTCGGCGTCGGTGCAGCTCACAAACAAGGTCGAATTTGCGGGAGAAGCAGAGGAGGAAGTTTCAGCGGATTCCCTGCTCCTCCCCGCTCTGTTCATTACACTCGCAAAGCGGCGCGGCATCAATCAGGAACCGTTCAACCGTCAATATTTCAACCGGACGCACAGCGGAGAGGTCGCTTTCGTTCACGTCCCGACGGTGCTCACCGAACGGACGGGGGCGACAACGCCGCTCGCACACAATGAACTCCGGGAGATCATTCCGGGAACGGAGAGGGTCGGACAATTCCTCGAAGGTCTGACCTCCGTATATCCGACGGAGGCACACGGAGAGGGCGTTTTCTCGGCGTCTGCTCCCGTTCTTCTCCCAACGCTCCCGATCAGGGGCGCGTGGGAGACGGACGCGGAAAGCGATCCCGTGCAGATTATAAACCGGGTCAGAGAGCGCATAGAGAGCGGGAGCGGATTCAATTTCGTTCCTCCGGCTCTGACTGTGCGCTATCCGTTCTCGGCGGAGATCGGCGCGGCGTTTTGGGCGGAAATCGGGGAACTCGTTCCGACGGTGCGGCTGGCTCTCGAAAAGGTCAGACACGCGCCGGGGTTCAATTTCCTCCCGTTCGACGGACACGGAGAGGGCGTTTATATCGTCCGCCCGCAAACGTGGCGCGGGGATTTCTTTGCAGACCGCGCACCGATTCACGGGCAGCTCGACGGAGCGGCGCACATGGCGGAGGAGCTTGACGGGTTTGTCCGTCTGTTCCTCGACTGCTATATCGCCGGGACGTGGAAAGACGTTTTTGAGTGCTCGCCGGAGGTCTGGCCGTCCGTTCCATTCGGACAAATCCGAATCCGCCGGAGAGGGTATAACCACGCGCGGTTCAACCTCGCAGATTATAACCTCGGAATCTTTGACCGTTACGTCCCGCACCGTTACACATGGCTGGGGACGGTGGGCGGCAAATCGGCGGCGCGGATCGTCCCGTCCGGCGGAGCAATCGACGGCGAAAGACTGAAAGCGATCCTCGACTGTACAGGATTCCCGGTCGCCTACGATCATTTTATTTCCGCGCCGGAGATTCCGTTTATCGTATTCTCTCGGGCGACTTCTCCGAACTTCCACGCGGACAACCGCGTATATCAGAGGATCAACCGCTGGGAGATTTACCTTTGCACGGAACTCAAAGACCGGGCGGCGGAAAAGGTTCTCGAAAATGTTCTTGATATGTTTGAAATCCCCTACGTTTGCACGGAGGAATACTACATCAAGGACGAAAGGCTATATCAAAGCGTTTACGAATTTGAAGAACTGGAGGATTAAAGCATCATGCCTACTACGAATCCGGCCAATAAAGTGCGGTACGGTCTGAAAAACGTACACGTCGCAAAGCTCACCGAAAGCGATCAGGGCGTCGTGGCCTACGGGACGCCTCAGAGCATTCCGGGCGCGGTGAATCTGGATTTGCCGCCCGTCGGCGAAACCACGCCTTTCTACGCGGACGACATCGAGTATTTCACCTCCGTAGTCAACAACGGCTACGAAGGGACGCTGGAGGTCGCTATCATTACGGACTGGTTCAAGGAAAACATTCTGAACGAGACGAAAGACGCGAACAACGTCTACACCGAAAACAGCCTCGTTCAGCCGGAACGGTTTGCGCTGCTCTTTGAGTTTGACGGCGACGCGAATAAAACGCGGTACGTCCTGTACAACTGCAAGGCGGCGCGTCCGAACGTCAAGGGGAACACGAAGACCAACACGATCACGCCGACAACCGAAACGCTCAACATCGTCGTGAAACCGCTCGCGGACGGCAAGGTCAAGAGCCGCACCACGCCGGACACTCCCACGTCGGCCTATAATGCGTGGTACACCTCCGTTTACACCGTCCCGACGACGGGCGGCGGAACCTAACGGGAGGCGCGGATCATGGAGAAGATCGTCACGGTCGGCGGGGTCGATTACAAGATGAAATCGACCGCCGCGAATATGCTCAAATACAAGGCGCAATTCGGGCGCGACCTCCTCACCGACATCGGGGAGCTGGAGAAAGCGCAGACAAAGGACGGCGGGTGGGATTTCTCGCGGGTAGACCTCGGAATCATTTATGATATGGTCTGGCTGCTCATCAAAGCGGCAAATCCCGATCTCCCGCCGCCGATGGAATGGCTCGACACGCTTGACAGCTTTCCCCTCGCGGAGGCAGCTGGCGCGGCGGTCTCGCTCTATGCGGAATCCATGACGGGAACGTCAAAAAACGCATGAAAGGCGGAGACGGAGAACTGGTTTCAAATCCCACGGATATGGTGATCCGCGCGGCTTTGAGGATCGGTCTCCGTCCCGCCGATTTTTGTTATTTCACAATCGGCTCCCTGCTCGACGTGCTCATGTATGACACGCCGGAGGACGAGGGCGTCAGACAGGCAACACAGGCGGATTTTGACGCCTTTTAATCTCGCCGGGGAGGAGGTAAACCGTGGCAAGCGGAACGATCAAAGGAATCACAATAGAGATCGGCGGCAACACCGCGCCGCTGCAAAACGCGCTCAAAGACGTCAATTCGACCACAAAGGCACTCGCCGGAGAGCTGAAAGACGTCGAGCGGCTTTTGAAACTTGATCCCTCGAACGTCGATTTGCTCAAACAAAAGCAAGAACTTTTGGGAAAGGAAATCGAAACAACATCCGAAAAGCTCGAAAAGCTGAAATCGGTCGAGGATCAGGTCAGACAGCAAGCCGAAAGCGGGGAAATCGGAGCGGAACAATACCGGGCTTTTCAAAGGGAACTCGCTGCAACAGAGGGGGAATTGAAAAAGCTTGAAAACAGCTATTCGGAAAACGAAAAGGCTATAAAGAGCTATAATAGCGCATCCTCCCAGCTGGAGGAAACAATAAAGAATCAGGAAAAAAACCTCTCCGAACTGAAACAGCAATACAAAGACGTCGTTCTCGAACAGGGCGAAAATTCCTCCGCCGCCAAAGAATTACGCGGGCAGATCAAAGAGCTATCCGGCGAACTCGAAGGAAACAAAGACAAGCTCGAAAAAGCCGAAAAAGCGACTGAAAAAGCGGGAAACACCGCGAAGGAATCAAAAGAGAAGTGGGAGAAGCTGGGGGACGCATTGAAGACGGTCGGAAAGGTC